CGATATTAAACAAACGCAAACACTAATTTTTTAAGCAAATGTTCCAATCAGAACAACTGCAGGAAAAGTGGAAGCCGCTATTAGAGTATGATGGCCTTGATCCAATCAAAGACAATCATCGTAAAGCTGTAACCGCAGTTCTGCTAGAAAACCAAGAAAAATTTTTAAGAGAAGAGCAAGCATTTGGTAACGGTATTAACCTTATGGAAGCTCCTCCAACCAACGCAGCAAACGCTGCTGGTGCTGGCGGTGGATTCGGTGGTGGTGCAACTGCTACTGGCCCAGTTGCTGGTTTCGACCCAGTTCTTATCTCATTGATCAGAAGATCTATGCCTAACTTGGTGGCATATGACCTTGCTGGTGTACAACCAATGAGTGGCCCAACTGGATTAATCTTCGCAATGAGATCCAGATTCACTTCACAAAGTGGAACAGAAGCATTCTACAATGAAGTAGATACAACATTCTCTGGAAACGACTCAAATAGCGATGAAACAGCTGGATTTACAGATACACCTGCTGGTTTCGGTTCTGCTTCACAGCAAGGATCTAACCCTGCAATCCTAAACCCAGTTGGAACTGCTGCTACACCTGGCTATAACGTTGGTCAAGGTCTAGTAACAGGAGACGCTGAGAACTTAGGTTCAGGTGCTAATGATCACTTCAACCAGATGGCATTCTCCATCGAGAAAGTGACTGTTACTGCGAAATCCAGAGCACTAAAGGCAGAGTACAGTTTAGAACTTGCTCAAGACCTTAAGGCAATCCACGGATTGAACGCTGAAGCAGAATTAGCAAATATCCTTTCAACAGAGATACTTGCTGAGATCAACAGAGAAGTTATCAGATCAATCTACAAGGTTGCAGAGCAGGGTGCTGTTCAAAACACAGCGACTGCAGGTATCTTCGACTTAGACATCGACTCAAACGGAAGATGGTCTGTTGAGAAGTTCAAAGGTCTATTATTCCAGATCGAAAGAGATGCTAACGCGATTGCACAAAGAACTCGTCGCGGAAAGGGTAACATCATCATGTGTTCAGCAGACGTTGCTTCTGCACTAACCATGGCTGGTGTTCTAGATTATACTCCTGCATTAAATGCAAACTTAAATGTAGATGACACAGGTAACACATTTGCTGGTGTTCTACAAGGTAAGTATAGAGTATACATCGACCCATATGCTGCTAACTTAACAAGTGCTAACGCTGCACCTTCAGGTGGTAATCAGTATTACGTTGTTGGTTACAAAGGAACATCTCCTTATGACGCAGGAATATTCTACTGCCCTTACGTTCCACTACAGATGGTTCGTGCTGTGGGAGAAGACACCTTCCAGCCAAAAATTGGATTTAAGACAAGATACGGTCTTGTTGCAAACCCATTTGCTGAAGGAACCACACAGGGATCTGGTGGATTACTTGCTAACCAAAACAGATACTACAGAAGAGTGGCTGTTAAAAACCTTATGTAAGCGAGATGCTTATATATCTTCAAAGAGACCCTTGACGGGTCTCTTTTTTTATGCTATTATAAATACCAATGGCGATTAGCCAAGTAGTTTGAATTAAAAAAATGCAAAAACCAGAATCAATTGTAAGTGTCAATATTGATGTACTTGTAGGTATATCTTCGTATGACGCTTTTGTTTATGAATACACAAATATAGAAAATGGTAAAAAATATGTTGGATCACATCTTGGAGAAGTAGGAGATGGATACTGGCATAGTTCAAGAAATTTAGAGTTTATAGATTTATTCTCTGACATGATCCCGATATTCGAGTATAAAATACTTGATGTCGGGTCTTTTGATGAGATGAAAAATCTTGAAGCAAAGATACACAAAGATAATAAAGTTGTAAGTAATTCCATGTATTACAACTTAGCAGCAGCTGGATCTGCTTTTAAAGTTCCTGTAAGACAAAACCTAATCAAAGATTTTGTTTTACGAAAAATACTGGATGGTGATTTTAATGTTCTAGATTCTTGGAACAAATCAGTATTATTGGATAGAAGTCCTACTTCAAAAGTAAGTGCATTGCAAGTTAGATATGAGGATAATCCAAAAGTTATTGAAATTAGAAATAGAATAGCAGCAAAGGGAGATACTTCTAAATGTGGTCGTATCCTAATGGTTGAATTGGGTGGAGGGTATTATTTAATTATTAATGGCAATAGCACTTTACTTGCAGTTACACCCCTTAAGTTTGTTACAAAATTAAAGGTTGCAATAATACCAAAAGTTTTTATTGATCACTATGATATTAATATTGATGAACTAAGATACGTTGGTCACTTAATGAATCCAGAAGATGAGGTGATTACAGAACCTACAGGCACTACTGATTTAATCAAAACATTACAAGATTTTTATGTAAAGAGTAAGAAAAAAATTAAATTTAATTCAAAATATTCTTTGGATTATATTTACAGTATTCTTAATTGTTCCCCACAAAAGGCTGGTTCAATTGCTAAAAAAGCAAAAACAGATTATCAAACTAAGGCTAAATTAAAATCAGGTTCAAAGGTTATTGATTATAATTCTGATCGCAATCCAGAAAATCATGTTAAAGTTGTTGAAAGAGCTAAAGAATTAAATGATAAAGAGGGTAGAGTTGTAGTAGTTCATGGTGGAACAGGAGCTCCTAAAACATTATCATTAAAAATTTTAGATGCTATTTTAGGTAATCCCAATGCATTAAAGTATATTGCTGTCATTCATCATGATACTGATGATGTTTATAATTTATGGGAGAGTAAAAATCGCAAAATTGTGCTTGATAGAGCCACCACAATGTTAAAATTAATGACACCTTTAAAGGGTGTATTAGATGAGAATGGTCTAGAGAGAGATGGTGTTGAACGAACATTTAGGTTTGAAGAAATGGATCATGAGGAGTCTGATATTAAATGAAGAAAATTACTGTAGTTGGTGGTGGTAATGCAGGATGCTTCACAGCACTTTATTGTGCGTGGATGGATAAACAAAAAGACTTTGAAGTAGAATTAATATACGATCCTGAGATACCACCAGAAAGGGTTGGTCAAGCAACAATACTAGAAGCATCTGCATTGTTATGGGCCACCACTGGATTCAATTGGTATGATAATAAGATTCATGCCACAATGAAGAGTGGTATTTTATATGAGAACTGGGGTAATACTGATAAATTATTTCACCCATTTCCTGCAGATAGTATGGCAATACATTACTGCCCATGGGAAATGCAAGCAAGTATATTAACATCAGGTAAATTTAAAACAACATATAAAAATCTACCAGAGTTAGATGATGTTGATAGTGATTATATCTTTGATTGTAGCGGTAAACCAGATAATTATGATAACTATGAGGAGTTAATTAATCCAATTAATGCTTGTATATTAGCAGAACCTAATTGGAGAACTGCAAAAAATCCATGGAGTAGACACGTTGCAACTCCTGATGGGTGGTGTTTTGTAATCCCAACTAGAAAAAAATCACCATCATTTAAGTATTGTGTAGGGTATTGTTATAATTCAGATATAACATCACAAGAAGAGGCAGAAGAAAATTTCTTGAATATGTTTGATGTATCAGTCACAAAACATGTTCAATTTAAAAATTATGTTGCCAAAGAACCTGTCATTGACAATAGAATATTTTTGAATGGCAATAGATTATTCTTTCTTGAACCATTAGAATCATCATCAACACAGACATATATTGAAATGGCAAGAGCTGTATTTGAATATTATCTACAAGGTAAAGTTAGTGCTGTTCATGTTAAAGAAGATATAACAAAATATATAAAACAACTTCAGAACTTTGTTCTATGGCATTATCAATCTGGATCAAAATTTGATACACCTTTCTGGGAGTATGCGAAAACCCTGACATTTAAGGATGAAATATTCGATAAGTTTTTGGGGTATAGTGAAATATCAAACTGCATTCCTATCACTTATGGTGGAACAACTCAAAACAAATTGTATGGTCAGTGGCCTGCATACTCATTCAAAAATTGGAATGAGGGAATAGGACTAAATACATAAGGAGACCTGTATGAACTAATGGCAGAGACAAGAGGCCCGACACAGATAGAAAATAGAAACTTTCTAGCACCAGTAGGTTTTAAGTTTAATCTACAAAGATCACCTGGTGTTGCATATTTTTGTAATCAAGCAAACATACCAGATATAAGTCTAGGTGTAGCACAACAACCAAACTACCTTAGAGATATACCAACACCTGGTGATAAGATGGATTTTGGAGATCTATCTCTAAGATTTCTTGTGGATGAAGATCTTAAGAACTATATGGAAATCCAGAAATGGATGCGTGGTTTAGGTTTTCCAGAGAGTCTGCAAGAGTTTGATAAGTTTGAAAAAGATGGCCAAAATAATTTACCTAAAAGGTATGCAAACTTTGGTGATCAAATCTATTCAGATGGAACACTACAGATATTGAGTAGTAACTTAGTTGCTAAGTTTAATGTTAATTTTACAGAACTATTTCCATATTCATTATCAACCCTAGCATTTGATGCTACGGACACAGACATAGAATACTTTACAGCAGAGGTAAGTTTCAAGTATACTATGTACAACCTTACTGATGTTTCTAACAATCCTTTATGAGTATAACTCTTGAATCACTTCAAGAGATGTGGGTAAAAGACGCAGAAATTGATAGAGATAATCTACACGATGAATCTTTGAATATCCCATCTCTACATGCAAAATACTTTGAATTATATAATACTGTTTTCCTACTAAGAAAGAAAGCAGAGCAACAAAGAAAGAACATTCGTCACGAACGATATGAGTATTTTAGTGGCAAATCAGATCCTAGTGTATACATAGAAAATCCATTTCCAAAGAAAATACGAGACAAAGATACAATGCAAAAGTATCTCGATGCAGATGAGAAGTTGTCAAATGTGTCTCTAAAGATTGACTACTATGATACAATGTTGGTATACTTAGAAAGCATTCTCAAAGTGATACAGAACAGAACGTATCAGATTAAGAATGCGATAGAATATATGAGATTTCAATCTGGAATGGGTTAATTATGAAATTAGACTTTTGTGTTTTATGTGGCACTACTGAAAAATTACATCATCATCATGTTATCCCTAAAGCACAAGGTGGAACTGATGATGAAGATAATTTTATAACGTTATGTCATGATCATCACGCTATGATTCATCAGATTGCACCTACCAGATTTAATAATATGCAAGTGCTTGCTGCAATTGGTAGAAAAAATGCAATGGCAAGAGGTGTGAAGATGGGTATGAAACCAAGGTATGAACATCTATATCCAAAAATTACTGAAATGTATTGTAAAGAATGGAAAGGTTATGGAACTATAGCTAAGGAATTTGGATTAGCAAGAGGAACAGTCGTAAATATAATTAAAAGATTGAATATCAAAAACAAAAGAGGCCCTAAACCACCAGATTTTAAAAAATTTAAAATGAACAAAAAAACTGGTCAATATAAGTTATTTTAGGGTTGACAAGGGCTGATAAATACATATAGATTCATGCATCTATGTGATTGATAAAACTGCGAGTGTTATTATTTCCAAGGCGAATGAAGTATTTCTTAGAGTAAATGCAGAACCTCATATCGAGTATGAGTTAAGAGATCACTTCACATTCCAAGTTGAGAGTGCAAAGTTTATGCCTCAATACAGGAATCGCAATTGGAATGGTGAAATACATTTATTTGATCTGAGATCAAAAAGAATTTATGTTGGGTTGTTGGATAGAATTATAGCCTTTTGTAAGAAGCACGATTATAGTTATAAGTTTATAGAAAATGAATACTATGGAGTTCCCTATGAAGAGAATGAGGGAATATCATATGAAGGTGTCAAGGATTATATGGCTTCCATATGCTCTCATTCCCCAAGGAAATACCAAATTGAGGGAGTATGTGATGCTCTAAAACATAACCGAAAGCTATTGATATCACCCACTGCTTCAGGTAAATCTTTGATGATCTATTCTCTTGTAAGATATTACATCGATAAAGGCCAAAAAACACTTCTAATTGTTCCAACGACATCTCTCGTAGAGCAGATGTATAAGGATTTTCAGGATTATGGTTGGGATTCTGAGTCATACTGTCACCGCATATATTCTGGAAAAGAAAAAACTAACGAGTTTCCTGTAACGATTACCACATGGCAATCTGTATATAAGTTAGAAAAATCATTCTTTGAAGACTACAATGTAGTTATAGGAGATGAAGCTCACCTGTTTAAGAGTAAGTCATTAATATCTATAATGACAAAATTACACCATGCTAAGTATAGGTTTGGGTTCACTGGAACTTTAGACGGCACACAGACGCATAAGTGGGTCTTAGAAGGTCTATTTGGCCCGTCATACAAAGTAACAAAGACAGATGAATTAATGAAGCAAGGGCATCTTTCTCAGTTAGATATTCAATGCCTCGTGCTCAAACACCCGTCACAAAAGTTTGAAACCTATGAAGATGAGTTACAGTATTTAATTACACATACACAGAGAAATAACTTTATAAAAAACTTGACTCTTGATCTGAAAGGTAATACACTAGTATTGTATAGTAGAGTACAAACTCATGGTGCAGTATTACATGAGTTAATAAATAATGATAAGAAAGGAAATCGTAAGATATTCTTTGTTCACGGTGGGGTCGATGCTGAAGAGAGAGAACTTATCCGTGAAATCACTGAAAGAGAAGTGAACGCTGTTATTATTGCATCTTATGGAACGTTTTCAACTGGAATCAATATCAAAAACCTCCATAACATTGTTTTTGCCTCTCCTTCAAAGTCTAGGGTTAGAAACCTCCAGAGCATTGGAAGAGTACTCCGAAAGGGAACTAACAAAACCAAAGCTATTCTATACGATATCTCTGATGACTGCTCTTATAAATCAAGAAAGAACTACACACTAAATCATCTTATTGAAAGAATCAAGATATACAATGAAGAAAATTTTAATTATGACATCATTACAATACAATTAAAGGAGTAAGATGGAAGACGATTTTTACGCAACGATTAAATTTAAAAATGGCGAAGAGATCTTCGCTAAAGTAGCAGTGTCTGAAGAAGAGAATCGCACGATGCTCGTTTTATCTAACCCTGTAATGGCAACAGAAGTTAAATCAAAAGGTGGTCTAGTTGGCTATAAGGTAGAACCTTGGTTGAAGACCAGTAGAGAAGATATGTTTATTATTGATAAAGCAGATATATTGACCATATCAGAATCAAATGATGTTCATATGATTTCTATGTTTCAACAATTTGTAGAAGATTCGGATAAAATGAAAAAGGGAGAACCTAAACTAAGTAGAAAAATGGGTTATATATCTAAT